AGGTGAGCAAACAAATACTTACCCTTCATCTTCGCCAACTTCTTGTAGTCATCGCCGACAAGCCATGGTGCAATGACTACATTTCCTTCGTTAAACCAATCGTTAACGATTACCACATTAGGTAAATGATTAGCCCACTCAACACTGTGAACATCACGCCGGTCACGATAATAAAGATCGTGATTCCCGGGGATGAAGTATACCTTTTCGAAAGCATTGTTCATCTTTTCTAAAGCACGTAAGCCGTACTGTAGTGTGTGAATGTTAATACTTGCTCTATGGTGATTCCAATCACCCAAGAACAAACAAGTTTCACAGCCTTCTTCTTTTGCCTTTAAGATAAACCAATCGACAAAATCCAAACAGTCTTGATTGTGTTGCAAGCTGTTTGATTTTAAGCCAAAGTGAATATCGGTGAAGACGGCAGCCTTCTTGAATAGATTGTTCATAGTATCAATATAGCGCCTTTGTTAAAGAAAAGCAACGAAACTGGTTACCTTATTGCTTAATTTTTTGATTAAGTCCTTGACCCATTTTTGTTCCGCTCATTTGGCGAGTAAAGCTTGGATTCAGTCCGTTCATTTCTAAGATATCATCACGGATGTTCTGATTGCGCTTTTCGGTATTCAATACACGGCAGAAGCTATTAGTGATAGCGGCGGTGTAGTAAGCGAATGGGTTAGCACTCTTTGCTTCGTTGAATCTTAGACCCACGTAAGTTAGCTGTAAGATTGCGCTAGCCTTCATTTCGTCATTATAGGTATACCCACGCCAGTTGAACTTCATAGCATATTTCTCGCAAAGCATCATATACATACGAGCTAATTTGTTAGTGATATTACCATGGTCTTTACTGAAATGTCCGTTCTCCATTCCACCAATCCAGTGACTTTTGCCAACACAAACCCAGCTACCGTTTTCGTCTAGCTTGTAATGTTGGAAAGGTGGGAAGTTTACCTTGACATGAACCATGTCTTCTATCTCTGCCTTAAGTGCCTTATCTTCTAAATCAGAAAAGTCATCATTATCATCATCGATGAATACGAAGATATCCTTAGCGGTTTTCTTCTTTACTGTTTTTCTGGGTTGCTTCTGTGCTACCGGAACATGATCCCAAGTCATGACTCTGAAAATTAAATCTGTAGTAGGTATCTTTTTTGGATCAAGCTTTTCGCCTGCTTCAATTGATAGTCTAGCTGCTCTGACTTCTTTAGCAGCCTTAATTTGTGCAGGCTTACCTGCAAATGTGAGCGCGGTAATTAAATCACTGTCTGGCTTGTCAACGATAAGATCATACCGATGATATTCCTGATCTACGAATGAACAGTAAGTGGTTTTGCTCGAATGGATTTCTTTTAATATATCTTTATTGTTTAGGTAATTTACTTTTTTTGGTTTTTTTACTGCTGGTAACATTAATGTTGATCCCTATTCTTAGAATACATCATACTACAAGTGTTGCATTAATGCAACATCTTTGGGTAAAATTAGCGGTTTTTTGCTGTGATAAATACTATTAAGTAAGTACTGTCTTACTTTGTAGACATAACTTTGTTTGGTTTATTCAAGCAGAGAGACGCTTCTAAGAAGCAGCTTGCCGCCGCCAAAGCAGCGTTAGCGACTGCGACTGCCAACAAACAAGATACTACTGCGGCTCAGGCAGCATTAACCGCTGCACAGAATGAGGTAAGCCGGGTTGCAGTAGCTCTTACCGCAGCCGAGAAACAAGAAGCTGCGTTTGAAGCGAAAAACGATGCACTTCAAACTTCAATTGCTGAAGCAAATACACAAATAGCTAAACAAGCGGCTGGCACTACCCCGGCTACGAATAATACGGTATCGGCAACCACAACCCCTGCAGCAGCCGCCCCCGGTAATCCTAATGTTGCTACTACTCCTACTCCTGCACAAAAGGCAGCACCCACAAACGTGACTGTACCTAGTAACTCAGTAGCAGCCGGCTCAACCAAGGCAGTCCCGAGCCCATCAACCGCAGAAGCACAACCCGCTACTCCTAAAACTAAAATCGTTAAGCCAACTAAAACAGTTTCTACTACTAGAACAGTGGTAGTGAGCGATGGCGTACCTGAAGCATTGAAAACTGCACCTGTCGGAACGCAATGGTATAGACCTGGCGATGGCAAGAAAACCGATGCGATGAATCTGCGAAAGACCGCTGACGGTCAGTTTATTTTCTTTGCATCCGGACAAGCATCGTATAAGGCTACCCCTGCAGAAGCAGCAACTTTCTTTAGGTCAAAGGGGTTGACTAATGCTAACAACCCTGCGTACATGCCTAAGAAAGTCACTAAAAAGGTAACTGAACAGAAGACTGTTCCTGACACTAAGGGCGCACCCAAAAAAGGTCCAACTGCGACGATTGATCCGGGTAAAGGTACAACCTATACAGTTAAAAAGGGTGATACGTTATCTGCCATTGCTAAAAGATACGGTACTACCGTTGATGCACTACTTAAAGCTAATCCAAATATTAAAAATCCAAACTTGATTAAAGTCGGTCAAGTCATCATTATTCCAGGCAAGCCCGAACCCGACCCTGGATTTGATGATTATGATATCCAGTTAGCACAAAGCGTTCAGACTTCATTTGATCAAGCAGACTTTGATGGGCTAGTTCAAGATTGGCGCGTTAGATTGGCACTAGCGCCCGGCGCAGAATATCTATATGCCGGTGACAATCCAGGTATACTACAACCGTTGCAGGCGACGAACGGGGTAATATTTCCGTACACCCCCACAATTAATGTTAGCTATCAAGCAAACTATCAGGGACTTGATTTAACTCATAGCAATTATAAGGTATTTCAATATACTAACAGTAGTGTAGACCAAGTCACTATTACTTGCGACTTTACTGCGCAAGATGTATATGAAGCACGGTATCTTCTTGCGGTAATCCACTTCTTTAAATCCATGACAAAAATGTTTTATGGTCAGGATAATTATCCGGTCCGTGGTACTCCGCCCCCACTCTGTTATATGTTTGGTCTAGGTGGATATCAGTTCTCTGCACATCCTTTAGCTATCAATTCTTTCAATTACAATTTACCTAGTGATGTTGATTATATTAAAACAACTGCACCGATGATTACAGAATCAAACTTTGAGACTGCAATGAGAACTGATGTACTTGAGCAACTAAAACAAGATAGATTGGGAACACAGTGTACAGTTGGTGGAGGCCTACCTAAAGCTCAATTCACTAGTATGCTGAAAGATATTACGACCTATGTGCCAACTAAAATAACATTAACAATTGGATGTCTACCGATTATGAGTAGAAATCAAGTATCAAATTACTTTAGTCTTAATGATTATGCTAGTGGTGCGTTAATTAAAGGACAAACTCGTCCAGGCGGAGGTATGTGGTAATGGCAGGCGTATCAAATACATGGAGTTATCCTCAGAGTAGTCCATATTATGACACTAATACTGTAGAAGATAAATTCTTAGATGTTCTTGAATATCGAGAAATTCCAATCAATCCAAATGATGTTTATTACGAAGTACCTCTAGTGTACCAGTATAGACCTGATTTATTAGCATACGATTTGTACGGCGATCCACAATTATGGTGGGTATTTGCAGCAAGAAATCCTAATAAGTTAGGACCCGATCCATATTTTAATTTAGTAGGAGGCATCGGCATATATATACCTACGCTTATTACATTGCAACTGGCACTCGGAATTTAACGATTTATGGCAACTACTAACAACGACAGTCAAGCTAAACTTAACACCGCACTAGCCACACTTAAAGCTGGAGGCAGCGTCCCTATAAGTAAAACTTCAGCAGCAAGACAAGTCAATGGTCAAATCTACATTTATAACCCACAAGTAATTCAACCTTTTCAATTTGTAGGTAATAAAGAAAAAGTCGCATCCGCTGTCCGTCAGGGAAAAATTAGCCCAATCACTACAGCACAATTATCTGCTGCATTGAATCCTACAAAACCAACTGTGCCTAAACCAGCCGGCAATGCTAAACCTAAAAAGAAACTTAAAGGTTCTGCTGATGACGATAAAGGTAAAAAGAAACCGGTAAATAAAGTTAAGGTAAGAAAAGAAGCAGACCCTGAATTAAGTCCAGGTAAGAGACTTAAGAATCCTTTAGGGTCGTTATCAAGTTACAATTATCAACTATCTCTTTATATGGTCACTCCTGATGCATTAGAAGTCTTTAAGGAAAAGGGTTACAAAGACATCAACAGTCTAGGCGTGTTGTATGCTAATGCAAATAGACCGGATGTCGATAACGATGTAGTTTCGGCAGGCGCCTATATCGTAGCACAGTCTGGAGGGGTGAACCTTGATAATGAGCAAAGAGCACCTAGCTTTGGATTTGATTATGGAATTGACAATCTAACATTTGAAATAGCCGGACCAAAAGACACCGGTACAGCGGCAGCAGAGTATTCATTTAATTTCACAATTACAGAACCATATGGATTTAGTTTCATCACTAATTTAAAACGCGCCGCAGATGCCATTGCAGATTATAATAAAAGATTAGCAAAGAAAAAAGCTAGTATAGCAAAAAAGAAAGCTGCTGCACAGCAAAATAGAGCAAGAAATCGTAGTTCGGGGACAACTACTCCTACTCAACGAAAGTTAACGAAGGGCGGCATCGGCGGCAGAGGCACCACCTCAGTTCCTCCCAAAAACATTAATTACAACACTAGGTTTCAATCTAACAATGACATTTTAGCAGGAGTCAGAGGATTTACTCCGAGAAACAAACCTCTACCTAAGGGCGGTAAAGGTGGCGGGCGCGCCTCACAGGATAGTGGTTATAGAGCATTAACTAATGCATTCGACAAGGAACAAGCAGCTAAGAAGACAGGAGCTAAAACAAGTCCGGGCAAGCCTGTAGGAAAAGGTTCATCAACTGAAACTCCTCAGAATGCTTCTAGACAATTATTCGTATTGGGTATTAGATTCTACGGGTATAATGCATCTGGTCAACCAATAAGAGGAACTGATACTACTGCTGCTACTAATATTATGGGCGGAGTAATTGCCGGACCAGGACAAGAAATTGATCCAGGTAATAACTCTTATGCGTTGTTTGAAAGATACTACCCGGTTCTTATTTCTAAAGTAGCAACTACGGTTGACGGTAGAGAAACAAAATACAATATTGAAGCTGCACCTAATGGTCAGATGGCACTCGGAACAAAAAGAGGACAAATTAATAATGAATTCGAAATTACTGCTGAGACAGTAGGAGAAGCATTAGATAAATTAATGGAAACTCTTAACAAAGAGCAACAAAAATTAAACAATAATACTGGTACTGGTTATAGTTATAATATTGTATATGCTAGCGATGAAGATGCTCAAAGAATTAGAAATGCTAAAATTGTAAGTAAAGCAGATCTAGACAAATATAAGTGGCCTGGTTCCGGTGCAAAGAATACTAAAGAATCAAATGCAAATACTGAAACCAAAGGCTCTGGTAAACCTAAGAACAACAAGCGCACAATTAAAATTACTAAGAAACCAATTATTCAGCAGATTAATGACATTATCGCACAAAGTTCGTTTTTACAAGATGCAATGCGTACGGTGTTTACTACGGCATTAGAACCGGACCAGGAAAAAGAAGGTTTGCCAGCACTAGATAATAGTGGTAAAAAGACTATTGAATGGTTTCACTTAACTCCGGACATCGGTAATTTGTCATGGGATGATAAGAGAGCAGATTGGGTATATGATATTAATTACATCTTAAATGTATACGATACTCCGGTATTAGACACTGCGTATACTAACCCAGGTAAAAAATATTACGGTCCAGTAAAAAGATACGAGTACTGGTACACCGGAACTAATACAGAAATTACAAGATATAAGCAAGTACTTGATAACAACTTCTACACCACATTCTTAGATGAAAATTTTGGAAAAAGTAAAGACGATAAAAACGCTAATAAAAACGGTGGACAAAACACACCAAATGCTAGTGGCGGCTCAGGTAATTCTGCTGGATCAACTACGCCGTTAGTGCAGAATCAGAAGACTGGCCAACCTACACAAGGTAAAGCAGGTCTTGGTATGGAAGCACAGAATAGCTATCTAACCTCATTGTTTGATCCTAATGCTACTGCAATGGCAGAAGTAGAAATTTTAGGAGACCCAGACTGGTTAATGTCTACCGCACAAACTGGATTTGGTCAAAATGAAAGCACTGTTTACAATAAATTTTATGGTCGGGATTCGTATAGCGTTAGTCCGGCAGGCGGTCAGGTATTCTTTGAGATTGACTTTAGAGAAGCTATTGATTATAAATCAGCTGGGCAAAATATACCGACTAAAGATGGCTCCGGCGTATCGGGTGCACCAGGCACAATGTCAATCAATAGTAGTATTTTGTTTTGGAAAGACCCGAAAAGTGTTAGCAAATTAGTTAAAGGACTAAGCTACTCACTTAATAGGTGTAAGCATATCTTTAGTAACGGTGTTTTTAAACAAATACTTTATGGTAATCTGAATTCATTCGGTGATAGTGGATCAAATGACGACGGTAAGGCAAGAGAAAATCCCAATACTAATAGAAAAAGTAACTCTGGACCTAATGCAGGTAACAGCAACGCAACTACAACTACTAAGGGCTTGAAGGCTAAAGGTGGTAGAACTAGTGGTAGAGGTACTCCAGGCGCAGCAGAAGCAGCAAGAATTAGAGACTCACAAAGAAATGCTCCAGAAAATCAGGGCAGAGCAGCAGACCGCCGAAAAGTAAGAGGAGGAAGCAATTCAGGGGCAAATAGGAATCCGGGCGCAAATTTAAATTATGGGTTCGAGACCTAAATTAGGAAAATTAAATGGCACAAGACGAATTCAAAACAAAAGGCAAACTAAATTCTAACAAAGCTAATGCAGGCGGCGGCGTTACCCTTGACCATCCAGTCATAGGTATTGTTAAGGATAATATTGATCCTACTTGCTCAGGTAAAATCAGAGTTCAGATAGAAGGCGCGACCAATAATCAGTCGAACAGCGGCGATGGTTGGACTACTGTTCAATATTTGAGTACTTACTTTGGCATGGTAAAGCCTACTGCCGGACAGTCCGGTAATGGTGATTATGTTAGCAACCCAAGTGCATATGGGCAGTGGCAAAGCCCACCTGATATCGGCACACAAGTCTTGTGTATTTTTGCGAACGGTGACCCAAGCAGAGGATATTATATCGGTGCAGTAGTAGACCCAGAAGCATTGCAAATGATTCCTGCAATTGGTTCAAGCGACAATGTTGTTCCGAATGCAGGTGAAGCTCAAGGTCTCGCAGGGGCAACTAGATTACCGGTTACAAGCATCAACACAAACAACAGGGCACAAGCTGATAGCACAAACTATCTCGGCGCACCTAAGCCCGTACATAGTTATACAGCATCTATCATGAGCCAACAGGGTATCATTCGTGACCCTATTCGCGGACCTATTAGCTCTAGTGCAAGTCGTGAACCAGTTAGTCGTGTCGGCTGGGGAGTTGCAACTCCGGGGCGACCTATTATGGAAGGTGGATACAATGATGAGAATCTTCCTAATAATCTAAGCTCTAAAAATCAAGAACAATTAAAAGTCACTGCACGTAGAGGTGGCCACAGTATCGTTATGGATGATGGCGATATTATTGGTCGTGACCAGCTCATCAGAATTAGAACAGCATTGGGTCATCAGATTATGATGAGTGACGATGGCCAAACATTAATGATCTTACACAGTAATGGTCAAAGCTTTATTGAATTGGGCAAGGAAGGGACAGTTGACATCTTCTCTACTAACTCATTCAACGTAAGAACACAAGGCGATATCAACTTCCACGCTGACCAACACATTAATTTTCATGCTACCGAGAATATGAATATCCAAGCTAAGAATCTTCATATCAACACTGAAGAAGATTTTAAGATGAGGTCTGGACAAAACTTGCAGTTATATTCAGTAGCCGACTTTACAGTAAAAAGTTTAGGTGCTGCGGCTATTAAAGCAGGCGGAATCCAGCGTGAACCCGGCTAAAGTTCCTATCATCACATTAATCACACAGACTGATACATTGCACGATGAGCAAAAAGGCTTTATTGCTGCGCCGGGTAAACTATTGACAGTCACTACAAGAACTCCGGCTCACTACCCTTGGAGCAACGCTGGACAAGGGGTTGATGTTAAGAGTACACTTGACGCAGTTAAGAGTCTACCGGTAACCCCTTCTAGTGGGGTGCAAAAAGCAAATCAAGAAGGACTTGCCTCAGGGGCACTGCCTCCTGCTATTGCAACTGTTGCTTCTGCGCCGGACACTAAGACAATCAGTAAATCAGTTGACAAGACAGTAACTAACGCCGTAATGGGCAGTATTGCAACAAGTGCGGCTGTTGGTGTTGCTAAGCAAGCTGTAACGTCAGGCGCTGCTATTGTTAGATCGACCGGCGGTGTCATTAACGGCGAAGGCAATATCGTCGCTGTAGGTACATATGCTCAAACTCCTACTCAGCTTGTTAACGCAAATGTATTAAAGCCGGGTGCAGACACGCTTATTAATGGATTGGCACAACGAGCAGGAGCTACCGTTGAAAGTATTATGCCTAAGGGACTCTTCACCGGTAAGCCTGGCGCAGTAGACCTAAAGTCTTTCATATCAGATACCGCATCACAGACTACAGCCGTTGTTACAACAATGCAAAAAGCTCAAAATACTCTGGGCAAGATCGGCGCACTGACCGGCAAAGAAGCACCTACCCAGAGTGCAGGTATAGTTGCAGCCGCAGCCACAGTAGGTCTTACACCTACTATAAATGCAGTTAAGAGTGTTTCAGGTATAGCAACATCAGCGGTCAACAAAATTCCTGGTTCATTATCAGCTACAGTGTCCGGCGCCTTAGGCTCAGCTACGGCAGGCATAACTTCAGATCTTAACAAAGTTACTGGACAAATTACAAACGTTGCCGGACAATTAACTGGCACGCTGGGTCAAGCTAGTACTGCATTAAAAGCAATCGGATCGGGTGCGGCAGCAGCCGGTCTTGCAAACAAATTAGGCGGGCTTGGCGGCATATCGAATGCAGCTAAAGGCTTAACAAAGGGACTTAGTGGGCTTAAGAATATCAAAGGCATTTCCGGACTCGCTGGTAAACTCGGAGGTCTATTTGGTGGCGGCGACGGCCCGTCATTCACTGATCTAGTAGAGTCAGTTAAAGGACCAGCAGGGGCAGCCTTTACTAGTATCAGAGATAGTTTGAAGCCGCTTCAGGCAGGCGTACCGCAAAATCTTTCTGCGATTGCCAAAGCAACTGCTGCTACTCTTGCAGGCATTTCTAGTAGCGCAAGTGAAATTACCGGAGAAGGTGCTGACTTATTAAATCAATTCATCAATGAGAATGGGGTAACCTCAATCACTGATATAAATGAATTGCTTGATAACAATACTGTAGCTGGAATCACCGGAGCATTCAAACAAGTAAAAACTCAACTTAACTCAATTGGTGATGGTTACGCTGGACAGTCGGCTAATCTAATAAATCAGATAGGCGCAGTGGTTACTAATAATACGACAAGTGGTGTTAGCAATGATATTATTTCTCAGTTCGGTGGAAATGCAGTAGCTACAATAACTGGATTGACCAAAGCATTCAGCGACACTACTCGGTTAGCTACCGGGATACCTGACAACTTAGGTTCAATTGTTAATCCAATGAATACATTGAATAATGTTTTCAATGAGATCAACACTGATATTACCGGGGTAGCCACTTCGCTACCGCTGACTCCTACTAATGCCGAAGAGGCAATCACTGCTATCGGTAATGCAGTGAACGACATCAGTGGTATAATTGGTGCAGGTCCTGCTATTGCGAACGGCGATATGAGAGAGTTGAGTAACGCAGCCACTGCTATTCAGACCGGAGCAAGTTCAGCAAGAGCATCCGCCCTCGCTAGTGGAATTAATAATTTACCAGGTGGGCTTAAGTCTGTAGGTGCTGTTATGAACAACGCGGCTGATGCTATAAACAGCCTGCCTGGTACTGAAATGTTAGGGGACCTGGTAAAGAATATACAAACTTCTGCACTAAATGAAGGAATTAAAAATATCAATGGAATAACATCTTCTGTTAATTCTAAATTGAAGGGAGTTTTAGGAAAAGCAGGTGGATTAACTAATCTAATTAGTTCTGCATTACCATTGGGTAAAGCCGCTGGATTATTGTCTGGACTATCAGCATTGGGGGCAGGTGGACCTGCCAAAGTAAAACTTCCAACAGTTAGCTTCAATACATTTGACCGAGACTCAGTAGACATTCAAGTTAAAACATTACTAGATAATATCAAAATTCCTCTACCAAATCTCCTCGGGGATATCAAGAGTAGTGTTGTCAATCAAGTAGAGCAATTGATTAAGCAGAATAAAGATGCATTTAAGATTTTTGATGAACTAGAAAGCTGGGATCAAAAGATTAAAGATGCTACTGATAAGTTATTCCAAGCCGAATCTGATTTTCCAGCCGGTGATAGGGGAATTGCTGCTGCACAAAACTTACTAGATAGTTTGATTAACGACAGTGAGTATAAATCACTTCTTAAGAAAGCAGATACTATAGGAGAAGATGCAATAGGTGATGTTAAGTCACTTATCAATAATGCAGGAAAGACTGCATCTAATATGCTTAATAGTAGTCAGTTGGGTGAAGCAGTAAGCACTATTAAATCTAGTGCTATGGAAATACTACAACAAACCTCATCAGATGCTACTAGGTCCGCAGTCAAATCAGTGAAGGGTCAAGGATCTACCGCAGTGACTATGCTGCAAAGTAAAAAATCTTCTTCCGAGCAAGATATTAATAACTCACTTGCTGGAATCGTGGGCCCATCAACGGGCGCAACATAATACTTAACCTAGGAACTAAATAATAGTATGCCACAATATTATGGATATTCAAGCATTGATGCTAACAAGCCAAAGACGACTAATGCTACGTCCGGCACGGATGGCGGCCCAGGTGGTGTTAGACAACCTATCTACTGGGGCAAAAAGTTTGCATTAGTTGATGAGCAACTTGTTATTCAAGATTTTATTAATGCATTCAACATTAGACAGGGTACTAAAGTAGGCAGGCCAGGGTATGGTACTAAATTATGGGACTTTGTTTTTGATCCTAATACTGCGGATGTAGTATATTCAATCCAAGAAGAAGTGCGTAGAGTAGCTAATAGTGATCCACGAATTACTATCGCTACAATAAGTGTGTATCCAAAAGATAACGGTATACTTGTTGAATTAGAAATGGCAGTTAACCCGTTCAACCAAGCACAGCTAGTTTCAGTATTCCTTAATCAACAGACTGGTACTGCCGGTTTCCAGTAAAGCTAAAAATCGCTCTTTTTTACAAAGATAAATACTTTAAAAGAGTGATACCATATGGCAACAAGTTCAAGACAATCAGCTTTATTCGGTTTGAACGATTGGAAAACTATTTACCAAACCTTCAATCAAGCCGATTTTAGAAGTTATGATTACGAAACTCTGCGTAAGAGCTTCATCGATTACCTACAACTATACTATCCAGAAACGTTTAACGACTACACTGAATCAAGCGAATTCATTGCGCTTCTTGATGTCATCGCCTTTATGGGACAAGGTCTTGCATTCCGCAGTGACTTGAATGCTCGTGAAAACTTTATCGACACCGCCGAACGTAGAGACAGTGTTATCAAGCTTGCCAATCTTGTAAGCTACACTCCGAAAAGAAACATTGCAGGGCAGGGTTATCTAAAGGTAACAAGCATAAGCACTACACAGAATCTTAACGACATCAATGGTATGAATCTAAGCAATCAGACTATTCTTTGGAACGACCCTGCTAACCCCAATTGGCTCGAACAGTTTAATACTATTATTAATGCCACGTTAGTCGATACTCAGAAGGTCGGTAAGCCTGGTAATATCCAAGACTTACTAGGGGTAACAACTGCTGAGTACAGTATGGCTATTCCTAATGATGTTTTGCCTATTGTTCCTTTCGACAGCACAGTTGATGGCATCAATATGAATTTTGAATTAGTGAGTGCTAGTTCTATAGACACTGACTATATCTACGAGATTCCACCTGCGCCTAGCGGACAATTTAATATATTGTATCGTAATGATAAGTTGGGCTTCGGTAGCCCACAAACAGGATTCTTCTTCTATTTCAAGCAAGGTTCGCTCACTACATATGATTTTACTTTCCAACAGCAAATCAGTAACCAAACTGCCGACATTGATATTCAAGGTATCAACAACAGTGACACATGGTTATATCAAATCCTAGAAGACGGCACGCAGTCTCAGTGGAATCAAGTAGAGAGTGTGTATGCTGATGCTTATCTACAAACAGAAGCGTCCACAAGAGCAATCTATTCGGTTGATAGTCGCTTTAACGACCAAGTATCATACGTGTTCGGTGACGGAGTATTCAGTGCTATTCCTGTCGGAAACTTTACTGCTTATGTAAGAGCAGGTAACGCATTGACCTATACGATTGATCCTATCGAAATGTCTGGGGTCAGCGTCACATTCACTTACTTGAGCAGAGCAAGTAAGTTTGAAACAATCACATTCAATCTTGAATTACCTACTCCTGTAACTACTGCACAACAGCGAGAACCACTTGACGAAATCAAGCTTCGTGCCCCTACTCGTTACTATTCACAAAATCGTATGGTCAACGGTGAAGACTATAACAACTTCCCCTACACATTGTACAGTTCAATTGTTAAGAGTAAAGCTATTAACCGCTCAAGTATTGGTGTTAGTAAGAATCTAGATTTACTTGACCCAACCGGCAAGTATTCAAGTACAAATAGTTTTGGTAGTGATACTCTATCAAGTGTATTGTCATTGAATCGTGCTACTCAGTACTACATACAAAATTATCCTAGATATACTGTAACTTCTCTTACTGCTCCAACGACACCGGCTGATCAAGTCGTATATTGGAAAACAAGTTCAGTTGATACTGGCGCAGAATCAGGTTATGTGTATACAGTTTCCGGTTCATTAGAACAGCCGCAGTCCGTGGGTACATTCAATACGACAAATCTAAAGTATTTGACTACTGGCGCAATATTAAAGTTCAATGCACCTGCAGGATATTATTTTGATCTCACTACCAATAGACTAGTACCGGGCATTGCGCCAAGTGCTGAAAATGAATATATTTGGACAACTGTCCTAAGCGTTGTAGGAGACGGTAGCAATAACGGTAGCGGTAGCTTTGCTAACGGAGCGGGCCCAATCAAAGTTAATGGCTACGTACCCGCAGGTGTAATACTCACACAAATCATTCCGGTGTTTGATAACTCGTTGTCAACTACATTGATTCAGGAATGCTTAATTAAAATGGAATTACAGCAAGATTTTACTTTAGTATTTGACAATAGCCTATTAGTAAATCAAGAACGCTGGAGTATTAGTTCGTTTAATGATAGTGACTATTTTGTGAAATTTGACAACACCGGTGCCAATACCTATATGATTACATATAAGGCACTTACTTACTATTTTGGTAGCGTTGCTGATACAAGATTCACATTTAGCCCAGATGAATTAGTATACGATCCTTTCTCTGGTAAAATTATTCAGGACTTTATTAATGTACTAGCTATCAATTCGCAATTTGGTACAAGTACACCTTTAGGGGTCGACTTAAAGGTAAATATTTTAGGACAGACCGTCGAGAGCGATGGGTATGTAAATGACTTCCAAGTTGAAGTAGCAGCTACCGACGTAAACAATCGTCAATTAATATTAAATCCAGATTTCTTTAATGAGATTACCGGATATCAAAATAATAATGCTAATACCGGTGTATATGTGTTCTTTGAAACTTTGCAAGATCCTATTAACTTAACACGCCAGTACATTGTACCTTCAAGCGATGTAGTTTACATCTTTCCAAACAAGAGTCAAGTTGGAACTAGTAAGTACGACTATCCTTTAGGTACATTATTTTATGCTTACGCTGAAAATAAATTCTATAAGACTATTCAAGATCAAACTATTACTACCCCATTCTATATTGTAACCGAACAGCTTCAATATTCAATGAAGCCTGGTCGTCAAGGATTGAGCTATCAGTATAGACATAACAGTAACAACACTGCAAGAATTGATCCAGTGACAACAAACATCATTGACTTGTATGTTGTTACTCAGGCATACTATACTGCATATCAAAACTATATTGTAGATACAACGAACACGATTCCAGAACCAACAAGACCTACTATCGGGGAACTGCAACAAGAGTATGGTGAAGTACAAAACTATAAAATGATGAGTGATGCTCTCATATTAAATAGCGTTGTGTTTAAACCGCTATTTGGTCCTAAAGCAGATCCTGCACTACGTTCTACTGTCAAGGTAATCAAAGCGCCAGGCATTAATGCAAGCGACAGCGAAATTCGAAGTGCAGTATTAGCAGCAATGAATGATTATTTCAACATCAACTTTTGGGATTTCGGAGACACCTTCTACTTCTCAGAACTTACCGCCTACTTACACGGATCAGTAGGTTCATTACTTAGTTCAGTCGTTCTTGTACCGAACGACCCAACTATGAGTTTCGGAGATTTATATGAGATAAAATGTATGCCCTACGAGATTTTTGTTAACGCAGCAACAGCAAATGATGTGGTGGTGATCCCAGCACTCACACCCGCCGAATTACAGGTAAGATAAGTATATACATGGCTAGAATTAGAACATTAGACTTCCTCCCGGAAATTTTTCAGACATCCACCAATAGTGAATTTTTGGCAGCAACGCTTGATCAAATCGTTAATCCGCCAAGCACGATACGTATTCAAGGATATGTGGGCAGCAAACTCGGGTATGGTATTAATGCGACAAACAACTATGTAATTGAACCTACTAAAATTCGCACGGACTACCAATTAGATCCGGCAGTTGTCTTTACTAAAAAAGACGAAGAAATTGCCCAAGATTTCATTAGCTATCCTGGTATGATTGATGCACTAAATCTACAGGGCGCAGTAACTAACAACAATTCTAGACTTTTTGAAAGTCAATTCTATTCGTGGGATTCGTTTACCGATCTTGACAAACTAATTAACTACAATCAATATTATTGGTTACCGTTCGGCGCGCCAGCAGTAACAGTAAGCGCAGCCACAGTTTTTGCAAGCCAAGATTATGTCATCACTGATTTACCAAATGGATATAGCATCAGTGAGTTAGGTAGCGGTGGCGCCGCTGTTAATCCAACGCTTACCCTACTCAGAGGCGGCGTGTATAATTTTGCTGTCAGTCAGAGTAGTCAATTTTGGATTCAGGGCGAACCAGGCGTTACTGGTTATAGTCCAGCACAGCCTAATCTGTACACTCGTGATGTATATGGGGTCTCCAACAACGGTGCTAGTCAAGGTATCGTAAACTTTGCAGTGCCTAACAAAGACGCACAGGATGAATTTAACTTCCCCTACAATACTACAGTAGATGTAATTTCTGATATCCCATTCGATCAAGTTAACGGAGCTAGACTGCAAGATTTAACTAACGGCATTGACGGAGTTACCGGTCTTAACGGCCTTACTGTTATGTTCTATAACACTGGGGTAGTGAATGAAACTGGATATGTAAGCTCGTACTTCGGTGAAACTGAATACGACACAAATCTTGGATTAGTTGAACCCGTTGTTGCAACTGTTGGTAGCTGTGACTCATCTAGTCTCACACTCTCAGACGGTACTACTGATTTATTTTATGCGGTTGATCCTAATACCGGTGTACTAATTTTTGCTCAACCTACTATTACGTTTAATAGCCCTGCTTTCGGAGGAATTGTTCCGGGACAAGTATACTATGTAAACAATGTCATCAACTCAACTGATTTTACTATTAGTGAAACGCTGGGCGGATCGGCAGTGTCTCTTACTCCTAGTACCGGAGCAATGCCAGCAAATATTAATCAAGGGTTGTACGAAGAAGGATTCTACACCCCAGTAAGTCAAAACTTCTATCAAGTGGAGTACGTTGGTGATCCAAATGACCCTGTATTAAGATTAAATCCAACAGGACTTATTCCGATCAATACAAAAATCACAGCAATATATGGACAGCAATATGTTGGTTTAGGATTCTATAAGAACGTTGCCGGAAACATAACACAAATTCCATACATAAGCGCACCGAAAGATATTCTATATTATCAAGACGGAACAACTGCTAATAAGGTAGGTGTTATCAGACTAATTGAAAGTAACGTTACTAACACATTAGATGTAGAGACCGATATTTTAGGTCAAAAAAACTTCACATCAACTAACGGTGTAGTATTTACGAATGGATTAAAAGTAGAGTTTGACGGTGATGTAGTACCGGCAAGTTACCTAACAGGCGAATATTATGTTGAAGGAGTTGGTACCGGTATCCAACTTCTTCCTGTAGAGTCTTTAGTAGTTCCAGAAACATTCACATTAGATGAATACAATCCTTATGACATAGCACCGTATGATATTGGCAATTATGATGTTAACTTAAATGTGCCGATTGACAAAGACTACATTACGATTGCTCGTGACAGTATTAGTAAAAATGCTTGGTCAAGAAGTAACCGCTGGTTCCATATTGATGTAATTAGAGCTACTGCAACTTACAACAATAATCCAAATATTGTTACTACGTTGGGCGCATATACTAACAAAGCCAACCGCCCGATTATTGAATTCTATCCTAATCTTAAAATGTTTAATTCTGGTTCTCGTGGAAAGAATCTAGTTGACTTCTTTGATACAAGACAAACAGATGCATTATCGGTAATTCCCGGAACGAAAGCATACTACCCAGACGTTGAAACTTATACTGCATATGCTGCTACTATCGCATCAACAGTTACGTCCCCGGTTGCACCAAGTACGTTTGTTGTAGGTCAAACTTATCAGATTAACACATTAGGAACTACTGATTGGAATGTTGTAGCAGGCACATCAGGCGCAAGCTTTGTTATAGGTCAACGAATTACTTGTGCGGCAGCAGGAACCGGCACAGGTACCGCAACCCTGCTTGATACTAATACAACTATTACTGTCAGTGAAGATGACATAACTGGATTATTCCAAGTAGGAATGTACGTCGGTGACACTGATGCTATTTTGCCGACTAACACACAAATCACAAGTATTTCTGGTACAGGTACAGGGACTTTAACATTAGCAGTTGAATGGCCAACTCCAGAAAACATTGCAGGTGCAAGCAACGCTAGTATCGTAGGCACTGACACTACAGTTAACAACTATGAAGTATTCCCTGGTTCTAGAATTATTTTCAGTGAAGATACTACTGCCGGAACACGAACAAAAATCTACGTAGTAGATATTTCAGAAATTGTCACAGGTGAAGGCCCAGTCATTACATTGTCATTAGCTGAAGACGCTGAAATACTTCCAGACGACCAAGTTGCTATTCTACGTGGGTACAACTATCGGGGTGAAACGTTCTACTACACAGGAACGGAATATTTACAAGCACAACAAAAAGTTACGGTAAATCAAGCTCCGCTGTTTGACGTATTTGATGAAAACGGCATTAGTTTCGGAGACACAGATGTATACAACGGTTCGAGCTTCCTAGGTAATAAGTTGTTTGCATACGGCGTAAGCGACTCTACCATTGACGACCCAGTATTAGGTTTCCCTGTACGAATCTCATCAATCGATAACGTAGGAGATATTAGTTTTGATGTCTCGCTTAACGTAGATACCTTCGATTATGTTTCATTGGGTAATCCTATTACTCAGAAGGTAAATACCGGATACGTATATAACTTTAACACCAGAGTCGATTACACTAGATTATTGGGCTGGGAAACTACTGTAGCGCCATCAACTCAGTATCAGGTATTTGACTTCCCTTACAATCAATTCTCACAACCTTCGCAATTTACTTGCGATATCGCAATGTCACCTGAATTAGCTGACGGTGAATTGGGCTGGCCTAGAATTCAAGTTTATTTTAATAATGAATATCAATCGCCTGAAAACTATTCAGTTAGTGTTGGTGCTAATCAAACTGTTGTAACTATATTGACAACTCCTGATAATCCAAATGATACAGTAGTCCAAGTGTTACTATTGAGCGATCAAGTAAGCCCAACAGCGTACTACACTATTCCGATTAACTTGTCAAACAATCCGTTTAACGGTGACGTAACTACAGTTAACGTGGGTGATGTCCGTCAGCAGTATCGTGACATTTTCATTAATGCCCCATCTACTTCAGGCGAAATCTTCGGACCAAATAACTATCGTGACTTAGGTAACCTTAATGTATACGGTACTAAAATTATTCAGAACAGCGCAAGTCTTGTTTTGCCAGGAACATTCCTGCGCAAGAAAGAACACGACCTATACAACTCATTGCTATTCAACAGCCGCGAGTACATCAAGTACAAGCAGTTAATTGTTGATACCGTACAGAACACAGACTATGTGCAGAGATACACGCCTAGTGAAATCTTAGATGACGCACTTGACCAAATCACTGATGCTAAGAGTCAACTCAATGCATTCTTTTGGTCAGACATGTTACCCAACAAGTCACCATATAGATCAAATACATACACCTTTAATAATAGTTTAGATACTAGTATCTATCCATTATCACAAATCTATAACTTTGAAACTGCAAACTACAATGGTGTATTAGTATATCTTACTAGAACCGAACAGGGAATAACCTTCCAGCAGCAATTACTAAGTGGAGTAGATTATGTTGTCAGCACTGACAGCCCCTCACTGACTGTTACTCTTGACTTATTGCCAGGTGATAATATTACTGTTAAAGAATATAATCAAACTTATGGTTCGTATATTCCTAATACTCCAACCAAACTTGGACTATATCAAGCGTTTGAACCGAGCGTTGTATTAGATAGTAACTATAACACACCTACATATTTCATTAAAGGCCACGACGGCTCCTATACTAAATTGTACGGTGAGTACTTACCTGAACTTAACATTCTTGTAGACTTCAGAGACCAAGCATTGCTTGAGTTTGAAAAGAGAGTATACAATAACCTTAAGTTAAGCACTGAAGTTCCTATCTACGATTATGAAGTAGTACCTGGTTATTTCAGAGATCCAACTTATAGCTGGGAAGAATTCCTTGAAATGTATTCAACTGGTTTCTTGAACTGGGTAGGACAAAATAGACTAGATTATAAAACTCAGTTCTTCAATAAGTTAAATGAGTGGACATACAACTATACTAATTCACAAAACAAGCTAGACAGAGCACCTATTCTTCAAGGTTACTGGAGAGGATTGTACGAGTATCTATACGACACAACTACTCCGGAATCGACTCCTTGGGAAATGTTGGGCTTTGCTAATCAGCCAACTTGGTGGACAGAACGATATGGTCCAGCTCCATACACAAGTGATAACGACATTCTTTGGGGAGACTTAGAAGCAGGTTATGTTTGGAATAACGGCGATAGCTATATTATTCCTGAACTTGCTCGTCCAGGCTTGTCTGTCATACTTCCGGTAAACAGTGCAGGTGAATTGTTGACTCCTTTCGTGTCAACAGTAGCTAACTATAACCCAAGTACTTTCCAGAAAGACTGGAAAGTAGGAGACATGGGTCCAGTCGAACTAAGTTATCGTCGAAGCTCATCATGGCCTTTTGATGTTATACGTTTGTTCTCACTAACCCGCCCTGCTGAGTTCTTCAACTTAGCGGTCGACCTTGATAATTATAAGTACAACGCAGAATTCAATCAGTACCTTGTAAACAATAGACAGCATTTGATTATCAATGATGTTGAAATCTACGGTAATGGTACTGCCAAGACCTCATACATCAACTGGATTGTTGATTATGAAAAACAATTAGGTATTGCTGCCACTGAAAACATCACTAGCTTATTAGATTCGCTAGATGTTAGATTGGCATATCGTTTGGCTGGCTTTAGTGACAAGACGCTTCTCAAGTTCTACGTTGAGAAGGGTTCACCTAACAGCAACAACGCATCACTTTTGATTCCAGACGAGAGTTATCAAGTATTATTATATGATAACCAAGCATATGACCAGCTTATGTTTACTGGAGTAATTATTCAGAGAACAGATGCAGGTTGGTCTGTCTACGGTAATAGTCAAACATTTGCGTACTTTACTACACTAGAACCTATCTATAATGGAAACAACTACACTATCGAAGTGCCAGGCGCATCGGTTAGAGTAACTAATGATTATGGCTCTAAAGAAGTATTAGTTCCTTATGGTACTATTTTTTACAGTTACCAAGAACTATCACAGTTCCTACTAAGCTACGCTGCTTATCTACAGAGTAAGGGTATGATATTTGATACTATCACTGATGGTAGAGAAGTAAATTGGGTATTAATGGTACAAGAGTTCTTGTACTGGCTACAGATAGGATGGGAAGTAGGAAGTGTTATCACTCTTAACCCATCCGCTAATGGAATTAAAATTAATAAAGAAAGCACTGTTGTAGAACCACTTACGATCCAGCAGCAAAACTTTATTTTGAACCAAGACTTGTATCCTATTCAATTAAACAACCTGAGTGTGTACAGAAAAGATACTGAATTTAATGTTCAGCCGCTCAACACCGGCGACTCATTAAGCTATGGGCAGTTTAATCTAAACAACTTTGAACACGCTATCGTATTCAATAACGTTACATTGTTTAACGACATCATTTATAATCTTATCACTGGACTAAAGCAAAACAGAATCAGTGTCAGTGGAACTAAGACAGCCGACTGGGACGGCACTGTTAATGCTTATGGATTTATTCTTAATCAAGACAACGTTAACGACTGGTCACCTAACATCAAGTATACTAAGGGACAAATTGTCAAGTACAAGAACAGATATTATTCTGCATTAAGCTTATTGCAACCTGCACTAGTCTTCGAAGAATTGAACTGGGCACTTGTCGATTACGAAAACATTCAAAAGGGCATGTTACCAAACTCAAGTACTCGTGCGTATGAAAGCACATTATACTATAATGTGAACAAGGCAAATATAGAGCAAGATGCTGATTTACTCAGCTACTCATTGATCGGCTATCGTCCAAGAGATTATCTAGCACTAGTTGACTTGACTGACATTACCCAAATCAATGTATACAAGAACTTGATTCGCAACAAGGGTACTAGAAATGCAACTCTTGCATTCAAGGGTGCTAACTTACCTCAAGGTGGCATCGATTACGATGTGTATGAAAACTGGGCAATTCAGTCTGGCTCATACGGTGGCACACTAAACGAAAACTTTGTTGAGTTTAAAATCAATCAAACTAGTATGACGGGCAATCCTTCAATTGTCGCATTGACTGAAGGTGTCTATACCCCAGGCGCAAATCAAGAGATTCCTTTATACAGCTTGTTCAACTACGGTCGTTCAATAACGACACCTAATATTCTAAGTACCACATACCTAACTAATCCAAATCCACTCTATCCAAATGCTGGGTACGTAAACTTCAACGATGTTGAGATGGCATCGTATTATTTTGCAGGACTACCTGCAGCGGTTGACGCCAGTGGTATCCCTGTCCCTATCAATGAATTTTATGTTAGAGATTATATGTGGCTCGCTAACTTCAAAGAGAAGTGGGGAGTGTTCAGTTGGAAATCGATTGGTCAAGTGCTGCAAGTTGCAGGTAACTTAAATGGTACTGCTACTGTAACCTTTGCTCAACCTCATAATCTAAAAAGACTTGACCCACTATCAATTATTAACTTTGCAACAAACGTTGACGGTTATTACATTGTCACTGAAGTTCTAGGATTGAATCAGGTAATTATTAATCTGTCTGTAGGTAATGCAACTAACAATGCAATTCAAGGTTTCGGCATCGGCTTGTCATTTGTTAATCAAAGAGTTGCAACTCCTGCTGACATTAAATCTATTGATTTACTTGAAGCAGAATTCCAAAAGAACACTGTATGGGTAGACGAAAATAACGACGGTGATTGGGCAGTATATCGCAAGAGCATCAACTATCAAAGCCAAGGTCAGCTAGAAGTAGATAACTCTACCACATATGGTACTGCGGTTGCGTACACCCCTGATATGGGTTACTTAGTAAGTGATGCAGGTGCCGGCATTCTATATCGTTATGGTTATGATGATACAAATGGTACATACTCTGTCGGTGAAACTATCACTGAGGGAACATCATTTGGTACAAAGATTGTTTATGCTAATAACATTTATGTAGTCTCTGAACCAACAAGCGGTACCCCAACAGTTTATGTGTACACACTAAACAACAGTATTCTTTCAGATGATATCGTAAGCTATCAAACAATTGTTGCTCCAATGGGAGTAACCAATTGGGGAACCGAACTAGCAATTAGTGATGACACTAATTGGATTTATATCAGTGACCTAACAAATGGTAAAGTCTATGTTTATCGTAAGCAGAACATTAATTTAACTGCTGAATATCTCGTTCAAAATCAAACCTATGTCATTACTAGCGTAGGTGATACTGATTTCGTTGCTGACTTTGGCGCAATTGAAAATTCTGTAGGAATTACATTTGTTGCAAATGCTAACGGTGTTATAGGCTCAAGCGGCACCGGTACTGCAATGCAGATTACATACGAACAATCTGCAATCATTGATGGTTCAGTGCAAGGACTCGTAAGTGCAGATGGATTTGCTAAGTCTACTTCAACTAATCAAAATGGTTCTGTACTCATCGTCGGCGCACCAAACAAGAACTTTAGCTCATTAATTCTTGACAATGGCGCCGCGTATGTTTATCAACGTACAGTGCAAAATGTTGAAGCACCGAATAACTCAATTCCAAATACTCCCCAGACATTCCAGTTAGCGTGGACCCCTACAACTGTAGGAACAACTGTGGCAAGCACTACTGCTCCAAACACAATTGAATTAGCAAGTGATTAGGTAATACTGGAATTGAAACCAACCAAGTGTATTACGTAGAGTCAATTTCTGGCACTGATATTACCATCAAAACAACTCGTTCTACTACAACAGAAGTTGAAGTAGATACCGTTGGCACAATTACTGGTGTAACTGCTACAGTGCAAACTACACCTCTTTATGTAAATGTTAACGGTACATTAGTAGACGATATCAACTACGCAAGTGTTGGAAGTTTATTCTATTATACAGGAACATTGCAAGCAGGCGACATTGTAAACATTAGTGACAATCAGTTCAACATGCTTCAAACATTGAACAATGATTATGTCAATAGAACTAACATTCAGTTTGGTTATGACTTAGATGTTAACAAGCAAGGTTCAGATATTCTTGTAGGTTCACCATTTGAGATTGATGACAAGAATCGTGAGGGCGCGGTTTACAGATTTACTAACGGTGGCGCAAGACATGGCATCGTAATTGGTACAAGTGATGTTAATGTTGTGGGCAATCGCAATCTATTAATCAATGGATTCTTAGTACCACTTACACCAGGTGATGCAGACCATATCGCAGCTACTATCAATACTAATAACATCTCTAATGTTCAAGCAGCAGCAACCAATGGTAAATTAGTCATCCAAGTTATCAACAATGACATTACAGTATTGAATGAGAAATTAGTAATTACTGCTTTTGATGGCAGCACACTTAATGAGCTTGGCTTACAAATCTTTACTAAAACTCAAATCATTACTTGCCCACATGAACAAGGACCAACTCAGTTTGGTTCAGCAATCAAGCTCAATGATTCTGGTTCAGTTGTTATCAGCGCACCAGTAGGCACTCGTTATGAAGGTACTACTTTCGACTTTACTGATGACGAACAACTTGATAATGATACAGTGTTTGATAATAACGCAACACGATTTGTAGAAAGTTATCCGAACGCAGGTGCAGTGTATATGTTTGACTTCTTGAGTCAAAACAACGAGAGCTTATTGAATCCAGGCTCGTATGTGTATGCACAGCCTGTCAACAGCAATGATATAGATTATGGATTTAACCCAGAGTATGGCTACTCATTAGATTTTAACGAGAATGTTATAATGGTAGGGTCACCTAATTATCAACCTGCTCTAATAGGTGGACAAGTTATTGTCAACAAAAATAATACTGGGGTCAATGACTGGGCAGTGTATCGCCAAAGTTCACCTATTGTTGATATTGAGAAAATTCAAAACACTCAACTCTTTAGCGCCGAAACAAATAACACATTAGTAAATCTCGATTACATGGATCCATTGCAGGGCAAGTTGCTCGGTGCGGTTCGTCAAGATATTGACTATGTTTCTAGTGTCGATCCGGCGAAGTACAACAGCGATCTTGCTCCTATCACCGGACAAGTTTGGGGCGCACAGCATGTGGGCGAAATTTGGTTCAGCACAGGCAACGTAAGATTCTTAAACTATCATCAGAATGATCCTGTATACAATGCAAAGTACTGGGGTACATTATTCCCGGGTTCGGATGTAGCAGTATACACTTGGGTAGCAAGTAATGTTCCACCTAACAATTATCAGGGAACTGGTTCACCATTAGATGTTAACTTGTTCTCAGTAAGCAGTACTCTAAATGCTTCAGGCATTGCTGTTCCTATCTATTATTTCTGGGTTAGAAACAGCAACATTATTGCACAACAGTTAGGCAAGCGTTTATCTGATACAATCATTGCATCATACATTGCTAATCCAAGGGCTAGTGGGGTTGCGTTTATGGCTCCTATATTGCCAAATGCTTTTGCACTTTATAACTGCTCACCGTATATCAATGCTAACGATAGTGTATTCCATGTAGGATTCGCTAACGGTACAAACGACGATGCAGCGCATAACGAATTCACCCTGGTTCGTGAAAACTACCCAGACGACTTCTTACCGGGTTTACCATCTAGGGTCATAAAGACTTCTACCACTACTACTAACCTAACACAAAGCTTAAGCAAAACTTCAGAGCCATATGGCTTATATGACAGAATGCTTGACTCACTTAGTGGATGTGATGAGACAGGACAAGTCGTTCCTAACCCATTCTTACCTAAGGCAGTGCAAAGCGGTATTCTAGCAAGACCAAGACAGAGCTTCTTCTATAATAGATTTAAAGCATTGAACAATTATTTGGTGTATGCTAACTCAGTATTAGCACAAGTTCCTGTCGCTGAAACAAGACCAGACGCTACATTCTTATTTGCTTCAGGTGAATTTTATAATACTCCTGACTATTGGGAGTTCATTAACTGGTGGGCACCGGGTTACAATGATAATACTAAATCAGTATTAGTAGTTCCGATTTATGCTGACCTTGCTGCACTAACAGTACCAACCGGAACAATCGTTAAGGTTGAACAAAACGGCGTTGGTAAGTTTGAAATATATATTAACACTAGCGAAGTATTAAACACTTGGACACGAATCGGTTTAGAAAACGGAACAATCCGCTTTAAGTCAAGTCTATGGGATTATCCGGCTGCTAAGCTAGGCTTTGGTGGCGATTTCTATGACACCACTGTCTACGATCTTTACCCAAGTGAAGAAACTCGCTACATCATCCGTGCGCTAAACGAACAGATTTATATTGATGAACTATCGTTATTCAGAAATAAGAGCTTGATTCTATTATTCGAATACATCCAAAGCGAAACTACTGAATCTCAGAACTTCTTGCCTTGGCTCAACAAGACTTCGCTTATTGACGTATCGCATACTATTCGTGAATTATTGCCTATTGAAAATCTTAAGACTGATAATCAGGCATTCTTAGAAGGGTACATCAACGAAGTCAAGCCTTATCACGTTGTCATTAAGGACTTCTTGTTTAATGACAATGAATACGAATATAGCCTAGATAGTACTATTTGGGAAGATGGTAATTACTCTCAGTGGTTTGCTAATAGAGGGGTATCTCTAGTTGGAGAGCCGGGATATCAAATCACTACTCTTACATCATATGTTACTACTGGCTCAAATTACCTGTTAGTTGACAACGTGAACGGTTTCCCAATCAACGGTGTAATTACTATTGGTACAGAAGAAATTGCATATTCATTCGTAGATAGAGCGTTGAATCTTGTGGGCGGCTTATTGCGTGGTGTTAACGGAACACCAATCTCTGAGCATATTCCCGGAGAACTGATTTATATTGATCTTCCTGCTGTCTTGCTATTAAACGGCGGCAGAGGCTATCTCGAACCCCCTAAGATTACTGCATATATCGACACTGCAATTTATCCTGAACCTACAGTTCCTGCTCAATTAGAAGCAGTCATGAATTTGGATAGTGTGCTACAGATTAATGTCATCAATCCAGGTCAAGGGTATGCAGTTCTACCGCAAATCATCATTGACCCTGCTTACACCGTGTCGTTCAATAATACTAACGTAAACAATCTGTTGCACACGATTAACATATATGCTCCTAACTTAAGAACAGGAGATATCGTACGGTATGCACAAGCCCCTACCGGAGAAACGATTAATAAATTATCTGATGGTCAATGGTATTATGTAGGTATTCTAGAAAATGATCCAGTCTCGGTAATTGCACTGTATACTAACTATGCAGATGCTCTACAAGATCATGACAGAATTGCTATCACAGCAGATGGTGTTAGTGTTGGAATGACACTTAATGCAGGTGCTAAGGCTTCACTTTGCAGGTAGCTATTTTAATTCTGAATCAGTGTCAAGTTCTAATATATTACTTGACAACGAAAATCCTGACATTAGTACTATTCTTGCTAGTGCCCAAGGCGTTCCGTTTGAAATTAGTGAGGTTGAAAACGATAGACAGCTAACTTGGTCTTCATTCGTCAGACAAGTTGAAAGAACGTCTTCAACTAATAATACAATAAGATTAGTACCGTCGACAAAAACATTCGCCGGCACCGCATCAATTGCAGGAACTGCAATGAACATCACTGCAATTACTGAGGGCACGGTGGTACTCGGTACATATGTATACGGTGTTAACGTTAATCCTGACACAACGATTATTTCACAGACTAGCGGTACTCCTGGAGGCACTGGTATATATGAAGTGTCTATTAGTCAGTCATCAGCCAGCGCATCAGTCATCGGTTATGAAACCCATGTATCAGGAAGCACTCTTGGTTTCTATGAAGGCATGCCAGTCAAATTTGAAGGCTACACAATCGGCGGATTAGTAGATAGCGTAGAATATTATGTAAAGGCTATCGTAAATGATCTTGACTTTACTATTTCTGCAACAGACGGCGGTGCAACCCTAGCCTTAACTACTGAAGCGGTTGGTTTACAGACTCTAGGTTGTTATTCAGGCGAAGTAGTAGATACGGCTATCTTGACTGTAAACTATCCGGGTATTCTAGATGTAACTGCGACAACAGCAGGGACAAATACGTTGACTGTTCCTATCTCAGAGATTGGTACAGGCGGAACAGCAGGTTTCTATCCTAACTTACCTATATTCTTTACTGGTAACGTCTTCGGTGAGATAGTTGAAAATGATCCATACTATGTTACTACTGTCATTGATAATCAAACATTCACTCTCTCTAAGACTGAAAACCCGTTGACAGTTGACGTTACGCAAACTAGTTCTTCTACTGGTTATGTAACTATGGACTCTACTGTTGGATTCAGTGTAAATGATGCAGTAATCTTTACTGGTACAACATACGGTAACATCGTTGCTGGCACTGTTTACTACGTAAGACAAATCATTAGCGGCACACAAATTACATTAGCTACTGCAATCAACGGTTCACTATTCAATCCAGGCAATAGTACTGACACAATGACTATTGTGAGTCAAGCGGATACGGTGGACCTCACTACTGCTACTGGAAACATGACAATGAACGTATCGCTTCCAGTAAGTCCGGGTCAAGTTAACGGACAGCTATTCACTCTTTATACTACTTCAGGACAATATCCGAACATTAGCAGCGGCATAATCGGGAATCTAATTGAAAGAGATATCGGAGCTACTATAGGTGACGGGCTAAATCGAGTAGCATTAAGCGAACTTAGTGGTGGAACAACTAACTTCTATGTTAACATGCCATTTAGAGTTGGCGCTACAGTTGGTGGAAATTTAGTTGCAGGTACAACTTTCTACGTAAGTGAGTATTCAGGTGAAACTATTCCTGACCCACTGAATCCAGGAGAGTTCATCAACCGCCCTAATATCGAGGTAACTGTATTAAGCACTAATGCTAGTACAGATGAATTGACTTGTAGTACGATAGACACTGCCGCTCCTACTGATACATTGTATGTAGGGATGCCAATCATATTCTCCGGTTCAGGCTTAGGCGGCATTACGATTGGACAGCAGTATTTTGTTTATTCAATAAATGTAGACGGTGTACGTTTCCAGATTACTGACACGGTAGGTGGCGCATCACCGGTTAACTTATTAGGTGAAAGCGGAACAATGCTTGGTACTGGTGACCCATACATTGTAGTAGTTGACTCTCCTGGAGGAACTGAAATCGTGTTAAGTGACGATACGCCAGTAACTCCCGGTGATGTCCTAACTACACTTGATCAGTTCTACACTGTAACTCCAGTCTTTGACATATCATACATTCTTGGTGGATATCGTGCTATTGTTTCTAACGGTGGTGAAGGTTTTGCAATTGATAACACAATTACTATTCTAGGAACTGAGGTCGGTGGTGTGTCTCCTGCTAACGACATCACGCTAACTGTTAATACAATCAATGAGGAATCTGCTCCATATGGTGCAATTACAGATGTTATCGCTGCAGGTAGTGTACCTTCAAACCCATCACAATACTACTTGAAGGTAGTATCACCTACTCAATTCGCAGTCTATAGTGATCCGTTGATGGAAGTTCCGGTATCAGGTATTGATTTTGGATTTGTGGGCTTTACAACTGCTATTGCAAAGACAACCAGCAGCACCGGTAATTTAATCACTCTTCCCATACTGACTAATGCCGGATCATTTGAGATTGGTAAAACCTATCAGATTGTTTCGGTGGGAACAACCGACTTTACTCTTATTGGTGCAGCAAGTAACACAGTGAGTGTAACGTTTGTTGCAACTGGTGTAGGTTCTGGAACAGGTACTGCAAATCTTGCAGTATCCGAATTATTCGCTATCAACGATTCAGTCGTGTTTACCGGAAATGTATTCGGAAATATAGTATTAGGTCAGACATATTACATTAAAACAATTGCTTCACCTACTGCTATTACTATTTCAGAAACGCCAGCCGGCATAGCGTTTAATCCGGGCAATGGCTCAGGAACAATGACAATGGCTAAGGCAGGAAGCTTTGCATTCTTACCAGAACCTTTCTACTTCATGCCATCAATTGTCAAGTATCTTGGTAGAGTATGGATTTGTATAGTCTCAAATAATGATGATGATTTCATCTTGGGTAAGTGGGAAGAGTTACTTTCGGGGGATAGAAAACTCAATGCACTTGATAGAAACTGAGGTAGACTTGAGTGCTATTGTATATGACGGAAGCAAATATATTGCACCTGCAAACTTGCCAAATTACAGTGCAGTAGTCGGAAGCATTAACAGCGAAGATTGGGTAATCGGAAAACTCACTAACGCAGGTATCGGCATCACCGACATCATCTATGGCGGTGACTACTATGTAATGACATCTACTAATAGTGCCACTCCTATTCTAAGAAGCAATGACGGAATAGAGTGGAGTACTAACGGTTATTATACACCGTACAGTCTATTGCCGTATGACACTAATCCATATGATATGACATCATTAAGTGTATCAGCCCTAGCGTTAAATTCAGTAGGGTTTACATACCAGACTACATCTATTATAGTTAATGCTACTAATTTAGTATATGGTCAACGGTATGCTATTCGCACTGTAGGCACAACAGACTTCACTACCGCAGGGGCTAGCTCAAATACTGTAGGTACAATCTTTACTGCGACTACGACTGCAACTGGTACTGGCAATGTGTTCTTAGTGCAACCGGTTTATGTTGCAGTCGGTGAGAATATCATAAGAAGCGAAGATACATATGTTTGGAGACAAACTACCGAGTTTAATCCTACTTACAATTATCAGTTGTTTGGAGTAAGTGAAGTTGTTACTGAAGACTTCTCCGGATTCGTAGCTGTAGGGAAAGGTAAAATGCCTGATTACTCTACTGGTATAACAGAATTAATCGATACTGATTTAATTTTCTATAGTAACGATAGCGGAGTAACTTGGATTCAGGTAAACACCGTAAGTCCAAATGGACTTAATGGAGTGACATCTGACGGAACGGCTGCAATAGCAGTGGGCGAGCGCGGCGCTATCTATTATTCATTGAATGGTGCTACTTGGTTAGGTGTTACTGAAGCCGGTGTAAGTTCATTAAACACTGCGACAAATCAAATCAATATAACAAGCACTATCGGTCTAAACGTTAACGATCCTATTAAGTTTAGCAAGAGCTTTGCTTCTATTGTTGCAGAAACAATTTATTATGTAAAATCAATTGATTCGCCAACTCAGATTACGATTTCGACAACACCTAGCGGAGCTATTAAGCAATTAGTTAATATCACTGCTGGTTCGTTTGCTTCTGGAACTTCGTATGTCATCACTTCAATTGGGACAACCGACTTTACATTAATTGGTGCAGCAAGTAATACAGTGGGTATCACATTCACCGCTACTGGAACAGGTACTGGAACAGGTACTGCTAATATCGTAGCAGGTGATAACATTCCAGTTCAAACAATGATGTATCAATATGATCCAGCAGACCCTGTTCCATCAGAACTACGTGACGTAATTTATGTTAACGGCTTTTGGATTGCGGTCGGCGACGATGGTACAGTAAAAACTTCTACCGATTACATCACTTGGACATTGAGTGATTCGGGTACTTCAGAAAGCTTGAAAGGAATCACATTTAACAGTGATGATAATTCCTTTACTGCGGTCGGCGATAATAATACTATCATTGTGAGTGACGATAACGGTACAACATGGACAAGCGCATCACTATTAAGTATTACCCCTCCCGTATATGATGTAGTAGGTTCACCGTTCGAATTCGGATATGGTCCTGAAGAATTAGTACCTGGCGTAGTTTCTGATAATCTTGCTATGATTGTGACTACAAAGCCAGGTACAACTTGGCCAGTTGTAGTATACGGTCACACTGGATTTAACATAGCTGCTGTTGTATTGACACCAACCTCATCTACTCAAACTCAATACAGTTTTGAAAATGTAGTAGAGTACCCAACACAACTAACAGCACAAGTAGTCGACGGTGTTACTGGATTGGCGCAAACTTTGTCAGAAAGTGAATATACGATTGACTGGATCAACAAGACAATTACTCTTGTAACTCCTCTTTCTTTCTTACCAGTAGATAGCTTACGTATCGAAGTGTATGAAGCAGGCAACGGAAATCAACTAGTGAAGTCTAGCACCGACGTTAACCCGATTAGGCAAAACAGCGGTACCGGATTCGATGAGATATATCTAAATTGTAACTATACCGCACTAAGTTATGAGGGCGGCGGCGCAATTCGACCAGGCACTGAACCGATAACTGTTCTTGCTACTGCTACTGATGGCACATCTAATAGAGTTGTATGCGAAAGCACTGATCTATTCGTACTCAACAGTCCAATCACTTTCCAAGGGGTGACGTTTGGCAACATTCAAGAAGACTTCACTTACTATGTAAAGTCTATCAGTCCCGCTACGAACTCAATAACGATTTCGGCTTCGTATAATTTGGTTACCGGATTAGCTGGACCAACTTTCACATTAGTTACTGCAACTGGTACAATGTATGTTAACATCCAAACAGGAAGTGGATTAGTTTGGGCTGACCCACTCGTTTATCACAACGGTGAAAGGTTAATTCTAGGTGAGACTGGTCTCATTACTAAATCATCGTCTTCCACTAACGCATTTACTACTACAACTACATCCGGCTTAGTCACTGGCGAGAGAATAATGTTTAGTGAAGAAATGTTTGACTCAGGTGTTACCCCGCTAACTCCTTACTATGTACGAGATGTGCTTGTTGGCGGCAATGAGTTCACTATTTCTGCTACCATCGGAGGTCCGGTTTTCCCGCTCGACGATGCATCAGGTACTGCTATATTTGTTTCTAGTGACTTCGCTATCGGATTGCAAGTTGCAACTAATCAAGCAAAACTAATTTTTGCTACGGATGGGTATGACAATGGACAAGATTATATTGTCTACTCGATTTTCGGAGAAACAGTTCCTGTAACGTATGGCTACTCTGCCCCCGAAATTCAAGAATTCATTGGCAATGGTTCAACAACTGTGTTTGCACTAGCAAATTACGTAGGTGGAACTAATCCTGAAAATGCAGTAGTAGAAATTAATGGATTGCGTCTATTGAGTTCGCTATACACGATTAACCCATCTACAAATAATCTACTACTAAACATTACACCTGCAATAGGTGATGTAGTACGAGTTACCTCATATAACGACACAGACCAGCAGTACCTAACTACTCAGTACGGTATTACTGCTAATCCAACAAACAATATTGCTACGTTGGAAGTTGGGCAGGCCAGACACACTGGGATATTGTTTGATGATTTAGCAAGCCCAACCGGAAGTCCCCCAACTGTATCAGGTTCGTTCATAGAAGGACAAACTTATGTTATCAACACGGTCGGAACGACAAACTTTACGGCACCGGTACCGCATATGTTGGATATGATGCACCCTCACAGATTCCAGTTGCGTCAGTTAATGCAGTTGATTTGATTCCAGGAAATAATTACGAAATTACTTCTTTGGGAACAACTGATTGGAACGATGTTGCTGGCACCGTTCCTCTAGAGGCAGGTAATTTTGTAATTGGACAAACCTATATAATTGAAACTTTAGGTACAACTGATTTCACATTAATCGGCGCAACATCAGTAAATGCAGGTTCATTTGTGTCAGGAACAGAATATATTATTACATCACTTGGTAGTACTGATTGGGATGCGGTAGCAGGAACAACAGGTGAAACTTATGTAGTAGGAGATAAACTGACCGCACAAGCATCTGGCTCTGGAACAGGAGTAGCATTAGAAACATTATTTGTTGCTAATGGTTCAGGAACCGGCGACGGTACTGCAAACTTTGGATATTTGGTTGGAGACATCATTACCGTAATTAATACTGGTTCTGGAACTGGAACTGCTGATACAGTAAATAGTGCATATGACGAGAGTTTGAATTGGCTTGTGCTTTCTTCAGGGTCAACTACTTCATTGGCTGTGGGTGACGCAGTAATATTTTCTGCAAATCCTGACATGTTAGGCGGCTTAATTGAAAATAAAACATATTATGTTATTGAAATTTGGAATAGCACAGATTTTGTAGTATCAGATGTGCCTAATGGACCGGCAGTGGTGTTAACTAACGACACTGGTACAATGGATGTCAATGCTAACCCATTCCTAGTAGTACCAATCACAAATATTAATAACACTATTACTAATCCAATTGCGCAGGTTGTTGCAATAGCTACTACTACTGTCACAAATGAAATTACTGTACTAAGTACTGATAATTTTGTAGCGAATCAAACAGTAGAGTTTAATGGCGATCCCGCAGATTGGACTGGCAGCCCGCTATTCGGCGGAATTAACCCGGGCGAAATTTATTTCGTTGCAGGTATTGCAGCAGCTAACTTAAGTGCAGCAACCCAGTATACTATCGCAGTATTAGGCAACACTGATTGGAATGCAATTGGCTACGTGGGAACACCGGTCGTTGGTGGAACATTCACTGCTTCGGCTGCTGGCACGGGAACAGGGGAAGCGTTCAGTGCTACCGCGTTTACTATCAAAGATCAAGATGGCAATCAAATTGCACTATCAAATGGAACTGGAATTCTAGTTGTTACTGTCGGCGGAACACCAGCAGTAACAGTCACGACATCGACTCCACCAGGATTCACCCTCAACACTCGTATTCGACTTGATGGTATTTCTGGTTCTACGCAGCTTAATGGGAATGCGTATTATGTGCGTCCTGTAACTGATACTGTATTTGAACTTTATCAGCAGGCTTACAACACCGCGTTTAATGCAACTAACTACCCAGTTACAACGGTATCTACATACTCAGGTGGTGGTTATATTTGGCAGCAAGGTATTCTATATCTAATTACGACATTCGCATCAGAAACCGCGACATCGAACAAGATTACAGTTGCATCTACTGCGGATCTGGTTGAAAATACTCCGGTATACTTCAGTAAAGCCGGTGAAGAGAACGGAATAGATATACTAGGTGGAATAGTGCAGGGTACCGAATACTTTGTACACACTATCTATTCTATAACTGAGTTTAGCGTATCTACTCAGCAGTATGGTGATGAATTTACATTAACAAATGACAGCGGATACATTAACGTTACTCAGTGGAAACAGATAAACGTTGACCGTGTCTGGGTAACTGTTAACGGTTACCGAGTGCCTTCTGAGAAGTTGAGATTAAGTGACTTCAATGAATTGAGTATACTTACAACTATTGAAGCAGGTGACGAAATCATCATCACTAATATGATTCCTACTGCTACACCTAACGAAGAAATATACATTAATTTTGTAAGCGCCACTAATGAAGGAACTGTATACAGAGAGAATGTAGGGAATAGAACTTGGTTAACACAACCTATCTATGACCTAAGCACATTGATATACGTTAATGATGTAAATTCAGTAACGGATCAAATTATTCAAAATGTTACTACACCGTCAGCGGTAGACGGTAGCTATCAGATTGGATTGACTGCTCCTAGAAACTTGATACTGTCAGTGCAAGTAGTAAACAATACTACTGGTAACACGGTTGACCCAAGTAACTATTCTATTGTAATCGAAGACCTTGCTCCAATACTAAAAATTAATGCAGGTTCGTACATCACACCGGGCAATGAATTAACAGTTACTACACTAATAGGCGGAACTATTTTGGTCAATGGTGAGCAAATTAACTTTGGTTCGGTAGACGTAGCAAACAATACACTTGGTAACATTCAACGAGGAGCCAATGGTACTGCTAAGCAGTTCTTGATTCCGGAATATACAGTAGTTTACGGTTTACTAAATGAAAACAAGATGGCAGATACGTATTATGATCAAGTTTGGAATAGTTACGTCTATCAACCATATCCTCTAGGTGACCCTTTGCAAATTAGCGAAACACCCGCTGCATTATTCTTAGAGTCGGATGCACAGGTATGATAAATAAAGAGATGAATAATAAGTCAACTGCGCCCAAACCGGTCAACAATTTAGTAGAGAGAAAGCCTAACGAAAATGCAGGCTTTAATTTCTCATCTAGTATTAAGATTTTTGATCCGAATACGCAACAAATAATATTACACAAAAGAGGGGACGTTTAATGTCTTTGATTACATTATCTTATAAGGTTGAAGGCTTTCTCAAGATTTACGACCCCAATTCAGGTGAAGTTCTTGTTGATAAACATAATGCTATCAACTATGAGAATATGTCAGAAGCAATTGCAGATACTCTCAGTAGCAGAGGCTACGGAGAAATCTATCAAATGGCGTTCGGTAACGGCGGCGCCAGTGTAGATGAAACAGGTGTTATCACCTACTTGCCACCAAATACTACTGGGCAAAATGCTGCGTTGTATAACCAAACATACGCAAAGATCGTAGATGATACAAGTGTTTTTAACTTAGATCCTACCCGCAACAAAATGACGGTGTTCCACACAACTGGTAGAACGTATACTGACATTCTAGTACAGTGCTTGCTTGATTACGGTGAGCCATCAGGGCAGGCGGCATTCGATAATAGCACTCAAACTGATTCGTCATACATATTCGATGAATTAGGGCTGTTAGCTAATTACGGAACTGACAATAACGGTAACGTTATTACTAGATTGCTAACTCACGTAATCTTTCACCCAGTTCAAAAATCGTTAAACAGGCAGATTCAAATCGATTATACCGTACGAATCCAAAGCTTGACCAACTTGATAACGACATAATGATAAATAAAAATAACGGAGTGATTTAGAAATGGCATATACAATTGTTAAGAGTGATGGTGCAGTACTTACTACCATTGCCGACGGTACTATCAATACGACAAGTACTTCTTTGGGATTACCGGGACGCAACTATGCTGGTTATGGACAGTCATTAGACACAAACTTTGTCCATGTCATGGAAAACTTTGCAGACGGTACTCCTCCTCCGAACCCTCTAAGAGGTCAGCTTTGGTACAATACTAGTGCAAACACGCTGTATATTTGCCCGACAGATGGAGAATCAAACGCAAGCAATTGGCTATCTCTTACTTCAACTGCATCAGGCGGCACAACAACATTTGGTGCTATTACTATTTCCGGCAATGCACTATCAAATAACTTAACTGTAACTAATAACTCTAATGCCAATGCTCTTAACAGTTCTTATCTTTCCGTTTCTACTCAAGCAAACATTGCAAGTGCAAATATTACTTCTGCTACTATAGGAACAGTAACAACTGCGGCAATCACGACCGGAGCACAAGCAAACAATGGTACATTGACCGGAGTTTGGACTGCAAATGGCGCAGGTACTGCAAATGGCGCAGCCGGAACTAGTTTCTACGTGACCGGCGGCAATTTAGTTGTTTCAAACACTTCAAGTAGAGGCGTTGTTGCAGATTTCTTCTATTATGGTAATGGAAATGCTATTTCGTTTTCCGGTACATATAGTAATAGTAATGTAGCCTCGTATCTCCCAACCTATGCTGGTAACGTTGGTCTAGCAAACGGCGCTGCTGTCTTTAATGGCACAACACTTACAACCGGTGCCAACACGACTGCCGGAAGTATCACTGGTAACTGGACATTAACTACGGGTTCAAGATTAACTGCTACTTACGCAGATTTGGCCGAACGTTTCGCCGCTGATGCGGTTTATGTTCCGGGCACTGTTGTTCAAATCGGCGGCCCTAACGAAGTTACTGCCGTTCAAGTTGACCTTTCAGATGAGGTATTCGGTGTAGTTTCTAATACTGCGGCTTACTTAATGAACAACGATGCCGGAGATAATGACACTCACCCTGCTATTGCACTTGCAGGCCGCGTAAAAGTTAAGGTTACCGGTAAAGTCACTAAGGGTAATCGTCTTGTTAGCGCAGGCAATGGAATTGCTCGTGCTGCTCAACTCGGTGAAGCAACATCGTTCAACGTTATCGGTAGAGCGTTAGAAGACAAGACTACTGACGATATCGGGCATGTAGAAGCCTTCGTATCAATTAAATAATATAGGAATTAGAACATGAGTTACTCACAATTTTCATTAATTGACGCATCAGATTTTAATACATTAGTAGGCGGCAACCCCACAACAACATCAGGCACATTGAATGCTGTGTGGGCAACCGGCGGCACCGCTTTCGGTTATGGTCAGACTGCATTAGCTAACGTTGCTGTCGGTCAATCAGTCGCAGCAACAGGTCAATGGGCAAGCCTAGTTGCTAATACTGCAAGTGCTGCAACTCACCAAGGTTCTAGTATTACTGCTGTTGCTACACCGGTTGCAGGCGGCACTATTACCTACTTGTCAGCTATTCCTACTAACTTGACAACAATCTCTACTAACAAATTGAATGCAGCTACACAAGGTTCTACTGCTGCAAATACTGCTACTAGAGGAACTACTTGGTCATCAGCACTAACATTTACTCATACTGCAACTTTTGCTAACGGCGATGCTGCACGTTACTTCTTTAACTCAGGTGGTCAGCTTAAGTTGACATTTGCTCAACCAACTGGTACCGCAATGGCTAACGGATATAATACCCTAGCCACAGCATGTGGTACGCTAGTATTATCAGCACCTACTTCTGGCACTATCACTGTTGCTGGCACTTCATATAGCGGTTTCACAAAAATCGGCGGAAGCGGAACTCCTTCCCCATATTCTACTAACACTGGTTACTACGCATTAACTACATCAAATGCTAACGTTTTCTTGCAAACAACCGGCACCCCAGCTGGATATACCACTTCGTACATTAACGTTCTCATTAAATCAAATGGTACACAGGGTTCTAACGGTGACGCTGGTTCAGTAATTACAATTACTACAGTATGGGACGAAATTCCAGACGGCCTATCTGTTACGGCAGGATCTGCTGTTACACTGACCGCACAGGCACCTGAAACAACTAACATCGCTAATACATGGGGTGCAGTAACATTATCCGGTTCAGTAACCGGCTCTTAACTTTTTAATTACGTAAGGGGTATCCATCTAAATACTTCTAGGAGTATATGATGGATACCAAGACCTTAATTACCGAAGCAAAAGCACGTTTTGCTCACAACTCAGCAAAAGATTATCTAAAAGAAAAGTATAATGCAAAGCTATTAGTAGCAGAGCAGGGTGGTCTTTGGCGTGCTGACCAACAAACTATTGCATTTCTATCAGTAATGATAAACGATTATGATGATAGGGTTGTTCTAATTGATACTTTTGATAATCCAGTACTTGTAGAACGTAGTGAATTACTATCTAAGTTGAAAGGTGTATATAACACTGTTATGGCTGATTGGTATAATGAGTGGAAAGAGCTAGAAAGCAAAAGATGACCCGCGGTGTAATAATATTTGCCTTCAATAGTCACAAATATAACTATTATGAAATGGCTAAACACGCAGCAAGTCGTGCTAAGCATTTCTTAAATCTACCAGTAACACTTGTGACAGATGAAGACTCCATGCCACCAGGAGAATATGAACACTGGGATAAAGTAGTAAAAATTAATCCAGACAAGAACAATGTTCGTGACTGGGGACAATGGATTAATAAAGGCAGATATTTGGCTTACGATTTGAGCCCATATGAAGAAACTATTCTCATTGATGCCGACTATGTGATTAACTCTGATAAACTATTAAAGACGTTTGACATTTATGATGACTTTTGTTGCCATGATAGTGTACGATTTTTTATGCGTCAGGGCAATTTCCCTGAGCCTCTCAGTTCCAATAGCTATGATGACATTCTGTGGGCAACAGTTATTACGTTTAGAAAAACTCAACGGGCAAAGCAAATCTTTGAATGTTTAGAAATGATACAGAAGAACTATGAACACTACGAACAGATTCATGGGTTTTTGAATGCCGGATTTAGAAATGACTACGCATTGACTCTTGCACTAAGAATCGTTAACGGACATACTGATAATCCTAGAGATTTTATCCCATGGCACTTGATGCATATAGGAACCAATACTACAATTTACCCTAACAATGAAGGTGAGTTCAATACTGAATATACAATTATGTTTGACAATTGGCAAAGACACAAGATCAAAAAAGAGTATAATATCATTAAAGACATGGACTTCCATCTGATTAACAAAGATCTTTATGCAAGGATTATTGACAATGGATAAGGGTTTTGTAATCATGGCACAGGGTGATGACTATGTTACTTGTGCTAAAGCATTAGAGCTTAGTATAAAAAGAACAATGCCAGACGCTAACGTAACTATCATTACTACTGAAATGCTTCCGCACGGTGACCAAGCTCCTAATACTGACTGGAAGTTACAGAATGATTGGCAAGTATATGAAGCATCTCCGTATGAATATACTATCAAGCTTGAAGCAGATATGTATCTCCCACTGTCAATTGATTATTACTGGGATGTATTGAAAGAGCGAGACATCGTAGTGTCCACTAACATTCGTGATATTAGACAGGATATCAGTGACGTTCGGCATTATCGTAGATTTATCGATGACAATAAACTCCCTGATACGTATAACGCTATTACATATTTCAGAAAGAGCGAACTAGCCGAGAAGTTCTTTTCAATTGTTAGAGATGTATTTGAGAATTGGGAAGAGTATAAGCATATATTGAAGTGTAAGGTCGATGAACTTTGCACAACTGATTGGGCATATGCTATTGCTGCACATATATTAGGTGCTGAGAACACAACTATGCCTCAGTTTGATGCAATGTCAATGGTTCACATGAAACAATTCATTAATGGTTCTGCTACTGAAAACTGGACTGATTCATTGATTTATGAACTATTTCCCCACACCTTCCGTATCAATACTATTCCGCAAGTATATCCGGTACACTATCATATAAAGAATTTTGCTAACGTAATACTGGAGAAGTTCGGTGAGTGATGAAAGATGTCAGTATCATTACTGAAGCTGGTGGGCAATACTGGAAGTTGAAAACGGTCAGTTTATAATTTATAGGGTCGCATAATACCCTATAAATATAATCATGGACGACATTATTGATATCGCAGATTTAGACTGCATTTACCTAAGCTACGACGAGCCTCAAAAAGAGGAATTCTGGTTAAAGATTAAGAACATGGTACCCTGGGCTACACGAGTAGACGGTGTTAAGGGTTCGGACGCCGCGCATAAAGCAGCAGGCGAAGCATCAACTACTGAACGTTTTATTCTCATTGACGGCGACAATATGCCCGATGAGAACTTCTTTAACCAACAACTAGACTTTACAGACAAAGACCCCAATTACAAATTAGCACAGTTTCGTTGGAAAGCAGTTAATGCTATCAACGGACTACGCTATGGCAACGGAGGAATGTCGTCCTGGACAAAAACCTACGTTGCCAACATGAAGACCCATGAGAATCAAACTGATGGGGATATTGCTCGAATCGCTGATTTTTGCTTAGATAATTCCGATGCATTATATTGCCACATGCATGACTGCCACTCTACTACGTATCCGAATCACACTCCCTTCCAAGCATGGAGAGCAGGATTCCGTGAGGGCGTAAAGATGGTACTTGACCGCGGTGCAAAGCCTAGCATTGATGAGCTTAAAGAGCGAGTAGCAGGACGCAACCTCAACAATCTTACTATCTGGCATAATGTAGGTGCAGACGTAGATAATGGTATGTGGGCTATCTATGGCGCAAGACTAGGCACCCATATGACTATGCTGACTGATTGGGAACACACTGATGTTATGTGGTTTGATAACTTCCCTGTTCTTTGGGAAGAACATAAAGACCTTGATCCCTTGCACAATGCAGAGCTATTAGGTGATGAACTAGAAGCACGACTGGGTCTCCCTATGTGTACATTAAGTCCAGAGCAAAGTAAGTTCTTTAAGCGTCACTATAAGACAGACTATCGCAATCATGGTTTACTAGTAACTGAAATGGACGTTATTCGTAAGATTGAGGGCTGGTAATTGTCAGGTGAATACGATCAATTTGCAAGAGATATGCGGGACAAACTTAATAACGTTAGTCCCTCAATGTGCCTTGCTAAATGGCAGCAAGTAAGTCTTCACTTACCACAAGGACTAACGCAAAGTTGCTATCATCCTCCTACGCATAAGATTCCTCTAGAACAACTGAAGGATAAGCCTAGCGTACTTCACAATACTCCACAGAAGATTGAAGACCGTAAGATGATGCTTGAGGGTAAAAGACCCGAAGGATGTAGCTACTGCTGGAAAGTAGAAGACGCAAAGAGCGAAGACCCTAAAGGACATCTGAGTGATAGACACTATCGTTCTAGTGAATGGTGGAACGCCCCCACGTTTGAAGAAGTAACTACTAATACATTTGACTATGACGTTGTTCCTAGATATGTCGAAGTAAACTTTAATCAGGCTTGTAATTTCAAGTGTCTCTACTGTAGTCCTCACCTTTCTACTTCCTGGGAAGATGAAGTTAAGAAATACGGTGGACTAAAGCTTGAAGGCAACTATGTTCACAATGACTTAGCATCACTTGAGCAAAAGGGATTGATGCCACTAAAGGTATCAAATAAAGAAAATCCATATGTAGAAGCATTCTGGGAATGGTGGCCCACAATCTATCGTAAGCTAAGAGTATTTCGCATGACTGGCGGCGAACCGCTAATGGACAAGAATACATTTAAGGTTCTTGATTACGTTAACGAGAATCCACATGGACAACTTGAACTTTCAATTACGAGCAATATGTGCCCGCCCGATCAGAAACTATTTGATAAGTTTCTTGACAAGGTTAAGTCTCTTGAAGAACTTAGAACATATGAAGATAAAGAGAACTTCAACGAGTTCAGCGGCAATCACTGGTATGTTGATAAAGGCTTAAAGCACTTTTGGTTATTTGTTTCATTAGATGGCTTTGAAACAAAGCACACTACCGTAAGCTTCATCAATACATTTAACTTGATGAGCATCCCCAGCTTACATAAGTTCTTAGATATGATTTTAGAACTACGCAAAGAGTTTGGGGGCAGAAATCAAATTGAGTTTGAGATTGCACCCGATCAAACAGTAACAGAAAAAGAACACAACATTGTTCACAAAGTTTATAAGCAAAAGAAATTTCAACGAGTGTTCTTTGATATTCCTATCCTACGCTTTCCCCCATGGTTAAGCATTCAAAATTCGGGGACATACGGGATTACTGAAGTTGAGCGTTGCTTAAAGTACATGGAAGAAAACGTTCAGGACGAGGACTATTCGGAAACATTTGAGGGCTTTAAGCCATATGAGATCTTGAAATTGCAGCGAGATTTAGCTATAATGAGAGAAACGTTGACAGAAGAATCGCAGTTACTAAATAAAAAAAACTTCTATTTGTTTATCAACGAAATGGATAGGCGCAGACAAACTAATTTCCTACGAACATTTCCTGAATTAAGAGAATATTGGAAATCGTGCGTAAAAGCACACACACAACATTGAAAAAGCGCAAACATACATGGAAATTATAGAAAAATATTTTATTCAAGACTTTTTTAAAGACCAACCTACAGGAAGATTCTTAGAAATAGGGGCCAAAGATGGTGAGCCGGATATGGACTCCGAACCAATGTGGACCCTTGTTGAAAAGGGATGGTCAGGTGTGTATTGCGAACCCAATCCAATATCATGCGCTAGTTTAATAGAGAACATTTTGCCATATAAAGATAAAATACAGATATTCAACGGCGCCATTTCTTTGCCTGAATCACCTGGCAGATTAGAAGATTTTCATTTATGTTTTGACATACCTTCTATATCTAGCTTTGACGCAGATTGGCAAGAACAGACTACTAAAGGTGACTATTGGCTAGAACACTTTCCACATCTAAAACTTGATACTAATCGTCAAATTTCTATAATAACAAATACTGTTACTTTTCAAACATTAATTGATAAAGTAGGAAATGATTTTGATTGTATCAGTATAGATATTGAAACTGGTTTGGACAAGGTAGAAGAGCTTATAATGTCTATTGATTGGGGGCAGTTTAAAAATTGTAAATTGTTATGCCTAGAGACTAGTGGAAATAAGTATCTTGCCCATCTTGAAAAATTCGGGTTCACTTCACATCTAGTAACAAAAAATAATAATATTATTTGTTTAAAGAAGCCGCATACACACCACTAAATAACACACAGTCAATAAGAGAGAATAACACAACATGGCAGGTAAAAGAAACAACGAATCATTTGCAGATTACAAGAAGCGACTAATTGATCCAGTTAGTGATAGCTATTGTGCAGCTAAGTGGCTGAACGCTACTATTTGGTTAGGTAATGGACAGACTACTAGTTGTCACCACCCTTTGGGACATCAGATTGACGCTAGTGAACTAGAACAAAATCCAAGCGCAATTCACAATACGCAGCATAAGAAGCTTATGCGTAAGATGATGCAAGAAGGCACTCGTCCTCAAGAATGTGAGTACTGCTGGAAGATTGAAGACTTGGGTCGTAACTCTATCAGTGACCGTGTATACAAGACTGCTGTGTTTGATGAAGAACATATTCAGGCAACTGCTAATGCAGATTGGCAAGAAAATACTATGCTGCGTACACTAGAGATTAGCTTTGACCGTACTTGTAACTTTGCTTGCTCATATTGTAATCCAAGCTTCAGTACGTCATGGGTTAAGGACATTAACAAGTTCGGACCATATCGCAACATTAATGGAGACGCACGGAGTCACTTCATTAACAAAGCTGACCACGCTCGTCCATTACCCGATGACGTTAACCCATATATACAAGCGTTTTGGAAGTGGTGGGAGCAAGAAGACGGTCTTGCAGATAACCTAGAAGAAATTCGTATCACTGGCGGTGAGCCACTTATGGCCCCGGGTGTATGGAAGTTGTTCGAATGGTTTAAGAACAATCAAGAGCGTGTAAAAAATCGTAAAGACGGCAAGGTAATGCGTTATGCTATTAACAGTAACCTTGTTCCCAAGGATGACATCATGGATCGTCTCATTGAACTAAGTCACTTTGTTCCTCATCTTGAAGTTTATACAAGTGCAGAAAGTTTAGGTCAGCACAGTGAATATATTCGTGATGGATTTATCTGGGATAAATGGATTCACAATCTTACTCGCCTACACACTGAGGGTAATATTAAGAAGACCCATATTATGATGACTATCAACAGCCTGTGTCTTGCAAGTATTGTTGAATTCATGGATGAGATTCTTGCATTCAAGCGTAAGCACAACACTCACTACCCTACAATGAGCTTGAATATTCTTCGCTTCCCTAGCTTCCAATCATGCTCAATGCTTCCGATGGATATTAGACAGAAGTATAGCGAAAAGTTGCAAATCTGGCTTGATGCACAAATCCAGTTAGATGAACGTACCAAAGACGGCATGCCCATTCTTATGAGCATTGAGCGTGAACAGACTCAACGCCTTATCGATTATCTTGACGTTATCAAGACTCCTCACAAGAACGTTAAGGACCCTGAACAGAACATGAGAGACTTCAAGCAGTTCTATAGCCAATATGATATTCGTAGAGCAAAGAACTTTAGAGAGACTTTCCCTCCTGAGTTTGTTGAATGGTATGATAGTATTGATACAGAAGTTCCATCTAGTGCCGAAGTAATTACTGGTAACTATCGTGAAGGTATGGATCTTGTTCCTGAGCATCCACCCGAAGACCCAAGCAAGGAAGAATTTATTAATCCGGATCTGCTATGACAGATAGATTAATACCTGTTTGGGGAGATAACGCAAAACCCACGCCCGACAGCCCCAACAAGGTATTTTGCATGGCGCCATGGACTCATACTTATATCAGTCCTCAGAGCGAACGCAGATTGTGTTGTGCTAGTAGAGAAGAACATAGTTTTCAAAAGCAATATATTGATAGTTCAAATGATGAGAAGTATTAAAGAACACTGGAATAGTCCTTATATGAAGGACATTCGTGTAAAGCTTATGAAGGGCGAAGAAATCCCTCAGTGCGATGTCTGCAATAAGAATCTATTGATGGAAGGTCATAGCTACCGTGGATGGTTCACTGGTTCATTGTTTAGAGACAAGATTCAGGAAGCATTTGACAAGACTGATGACACTGGTCACACTACGATGGAGCCTATTAGCTTTGACTATCGTATTAGCAACTTGTGCAACTTCAAATGTCGCATGTGCGGTGAGCAACTAAGTTCCAGCTGGGAAGCTGAGAAGCGAATGAATAATGCTTGGACTCCTGAGAATCAACCATTCATGGTTCCAGAGATTAAAGAAGCAATGGAAAACTTCCAACAAGAAGTTGTTGAGCCAGAGTTTCGTGACGCTATCAGCCGCGGCATTGTAGAAGAAATCTATTGGGTCGGCGGCGAACCACTGATGTACGATGTACACTGGTGGGCATTGCAAGAAATGACTGAGAACGGTAGCTCAAAAGATTGCTATCTACGTTATAACAGTAATCTTAGCAGAGTGCAGTTTGGCAACAAGAACTTGTATGATTTCTTGCCACAATTTAAAGACTGGATGATGTGCGCTAGTATCGATGGCACGGGCGAGATTGTTGAGTATATTAGGTCGGGCATCAAGTGGGACACATGGCTAGAAAACTTTAAGCAAGGCTGTGAGCTACCAAACGGTAGAAGCAAGATGATACTCGACCTTACTATCACTGCCCCCGGCATGTTTAGTATTAAGGACCTATTCGATCTCAGTAACGAACTCGGAGTCAAGATTGAAACTAAGATTACATTTGCGTTTCACCCTGACATTATGTGGAGTCCGACAAGCTGGCCTAGAGAAATACTTAATGAATTCGTTGATGACTTATTAGAGTATATCAGACCTAGAGCAGATGAGTGGCGTCACGGTACATTGATTGCTAACTTAGAAGCCTTAAAGGATAGTCGCAATACACACGAAGAAGAATGGCCTGACAAGTATAAGCAAGCTGCAAAGAATGGCAAAAACTGGGTTATCTTCCTCGAAAAGATTCGTAAGAGTAAGTTAACACTTAGAGATATCTACAGCAGAAATCCTAAGCTACTTGAGTGGTGGGACAACATCTAATGAGCGATAGCTTCTGCGTACTACCCTGGATACATTTAGCCACCCATCCAAATGGTGGCTGTAGCCTGTGTTGCAGAAGCAATCACACGGATGCTATTAGCTGGGCTAAGAAAGATGACAGCCAAAGCCTAGTGCTACTAGACAATGATAGCTTAGATGACATCATTAATAGTAAGAAGTTTGTAGAGGTTCGTCAAGCAATGCTTGATGGTAAACGTACCGATGAATGTGAAGGCTGCTGGTACGATGAAGATAATGGTATCAAGAGCAAGCGCCAATATGAAAACGAACGCTGGGCCCACATCATTGACGAACTAGAGAAATCAGCATATATCAAAAGACCTAACTATCGCTATATCGAATTACGTTTAGGTAACATCTGTAATAATGCCTGCTTGACTTGCAACAGTTATAGCAGTAGTAGATGGTATCCAGACGAAAAGAAGATTGCTAAGGACTTGCCATGGTTCAATCTACGTCCAATGGAGAACTTTAAATGGTTCGAAAAGCCGGAGTTCTATGATGCACTCACCCTGTACAGCGAAGGCGTAGAAGAAATCTATATTAATGGTGGTGAGCCTACATTAATTAAAGCACACTTCCGCTACTTAGAAAATCTTATTAATAATGGTACAGCAAGCAAAGTTCATCTTGTTTATAGTTTAAATATGATGGATATTCCTGACAATTTAATTGAATTATGGAAGAGCTTTAAGCAAGTAACAGTCAATGCTAGTATTGATGACTATGCAGAGCGTAACTATTATATTCGCTATCCTACTAAATGGGATGAAACACTAGCATCAATTGACAAGTTAAACGATGTGCCTAATGTTTATTGGCATGTTACACAGACTGTTAGTATCTTTAATGTGTTTAATCTTGATGAATTAAGTGACTGGCTCTATACTAATTATGAAAAGCGTCCACATCATAATTATGTACTGTATCCAGACTACTTAAGCTTTGCAGTTCTGCCCGAACACATTAAAGAACAGCTACGCACAATGTATGGTAACAGTCTGCCCGAACATCAACGTACTGATTTGTTAGCAAAACTTAATATTGATTTTGACCCTGCGCTATTGGAAAAGGCTAAGCAATTTATTAATTCGATTGACAAAGTTCGCAAACTGAGCTATAATGATTATTTACCGGAGCTAAGTAAGTTCATATGACCGACATACCACCAGACATCAAGCATAGCTTTTGCGCAGCCAAATGGCTAA